CTATTAACCATCGCGCGCGTGATACCGCCGCCGCCGAAAGTCTTAAAAAACTTCCACTGACCATCTTCTTTATAATAAATCTCGTTTAATTCGGTAAAAACCCAATCACCATTTCTACCTAAGAAATTTTCAGGAGCAGCTATAGTTCTAAGTATCTTTGTTCCAGGATCTCCATTTAAACCATCTTTACCGGCTGGGCCTATATCACCCTTATCGCCTTGCATCCCTCGTGGACCTGTTTTACCGATTGGTCCAGGCTCACCTTTGTCACCCTTATGACCACGCAAACCTTGCTCTCCGCGAGGGCCGATATCGCCTTGATCTCCCTTTGGTCCTTGAATGCCACGCTCGCCCTGCGGCCCCATTTCGCCTTGAGATCCTTTGCCATAATATACTTTTTCTAAAAGACCTGTGGATGGATTAAATATCGTCTTGATCATAAACGCTCATGACTGACTGATATCTCTTTATCCTTTTTTGAATCGGCGTAAACAATTTTAGTTTTTTGAAAATCTTTGCCGTCTTTGCTATAGACGTACGCATCAGTCAATGAGTCTACAGTTTCGACACGGTATTCAACGCCTGGGTCGGTGATCTTAATATCTTTTGGCTTTTCTTCTTTGATCTGTGAATACACGGCGAAGCCATCACCCTTGTTCTCTTCAATGAACTTGTCAGGCGAAAGTCCGCGAATAGACTCGGTTGGTTTATACTCTTCATATTTAGTAATCGGTATTAACAAGCTTCGACAGTTAAAGTGTAATGGAGGAATAGGAGCATCACTTGCTTCAAAAATCTTACCGTGAAGGCCTGAGCATATCTCAGATGTTCGGTCATCCATGATGGCAGAATATTGATAGGCCTGGACGACCCCTGACTCGTCAAAGAACTCTTTACGGCCCTTGTTTAAAACCTCTGTGTGTTTGGTTCTCGCAAATCGCTCGAGAGAAACCTGTGATAAAGCGTCGAAGTTATCGTCAAGTATACCTAGAACACTTGATAGCGATTTTCCGTCTTTAATCGCAGCAATGAGTTCGTTTTTTACACCTCTAATAATCGTGTATTCGTAATCGCCGATATATTTGAAAGTCTCAGCTTCTAGAATAGATAAAAACTCATCATTCGGCAGAGGAGATGAATAATTCACACCCTTTAATATCTCTTGAGAGGCCTGTATTTTTGCATCTTTGTATAGCTGTAGAAAACTGCCTTTTAAGATCTGTTTAAGTTCTTTTAAGTTTTTAAGTTTTATTGAATCAATGCGGTCATAGTTTTGACCTTGAACAATCTTCTTCTTTTGCACCTGATCCAAAAGATCGTCCTTGATCTTCTTAAGGACCGGAGCGGCCTCATCCATGAGACTTTTATCATAATCGTCTAACTTTGATTTAACTGCTTTGAAATCGACCTTCTTAAAGTAATCACCAGAAACTTGGTCGTATTTAAACTTAGCCTTCTTCTCGACATCTTCGTCTTTACCTAATTTAGGAGATTGTTTACCTATATTAGGTGACTCTTGTTTACCATCGCTGATAGGACGACCAGTCGGAACGCATTTTCCAGTTCGAGGTTCGAGTCTCGACCCTGCTGGACAGGACCCATCCTCATTTGGCATTACACCACCGACACTTGCATCCATTGATTCAATGATTTCAACATCACCCTCAGGAAAGCCAACAAGCTGTCTGAAGTAGTTAATCTCTTCTTCATTCGGCTTAAATACTTTACCTTTAACTGCCTCTAGCCATGTCTTAGCAAGATCTGTCGCCTGACCGTCATCTAAAGGTTTAAATCTAAACTTAGGGAAATTAGGGACATCGCCGAAGTTATAAAGAACAATTGGCCTGACAAGATGATAGTTAATCAGCTTCTCAATAGACTCTCTACGTCGATAGATATGCATGAAGAATACTTTAATCTGCTCTTTGCCGAGAGCGTGTGATCCACCAGACGTTTCAGCGCCGCTAAGACCAAGCAAGTCAGGTACGAATAAAGCCCTGGCAATAAACATATTGAAAATGTTAATCGCTTTGTTAAACGCCTCACCGTTGTTCTTAGACTCTAAGAATTCAATCTCAATATCTTTAGGTATAGTAATCGCTGTCTTTGTCTGAAATGTTTTTAGAATGTTAAATAGCTTATCAATCGCGCTCGCAGGAGCGTTCTTATCAAACCTACCTACTGGGATAGGGCTAGCTGCCTTCTCTAAGAAGATTGCATAGAATCTAATCGCTTGTCGCTTCGCAAACCATGCGTTGTAACAAGAGCGTAAGTCGCTTCGACCGTAAGGATTCTGAAACTTCCTGTTATTAACGTAATGTATAAGTGCCTTAGGATTGATCTCTTGAAAGCCTTTAACCGTGTTTTGTTCATACTTAGTTACATTACCCTTATCGTCCTGGTGGATAAGCCAGGAGTTAGGATGGCGGGTTTTAAGATCTTTAAGCGCCAGCTTGCCATCGTCTTTAATGTCGAAAAGCTTTTCTGTTAACGAAAAACCAAACTCATAGCCGCTTAGGATCTCTTTGACAGAGTCGTTGAACGAACAGTGATAGTTCTCTTCAAAGAGCTCATCGATCATGTCTTCTTGGGATTCGTCTTCTGATATAAACTCGTAACCTGACCCAAGTACCAGGTCTTTTTTCACATCAAGACAGATAGACACCTGATCATCGTCAAGCATGTCTTCATAAATAGAGTAATCACCTGTCTTTTTATACAGATCATCAGAGTTATAAGGCGTCTGATATGAGTCAGGCACCATGGGAGATTTATAATAAGACTCTTCAGCAGCTCCGATATACTGTTCAGCTAATAGATTGTCCGAAGCGTTCGCCCTAGGCTCTTTTGCTGCTTTATCTGCGTTACTTTCTTCAGCCATTTATACTCTGACCTTTGCCTCGATGTTTTCGTACAGATCAAGGCTGCTGAAATTTAATGAAATTTGCAAGCCTATTGATGCGCCTATAATACAGTCATCGTGCTTGTTCGGCGAAGCCTGTATCTTTCCGTTATCGTTAATTAAAGTAAGACATTCGCCTAGTATCTCTTTGTCATCACACGTGATCTTATCGTTCTCCATTGCGTGAATGAATGTGTTTAACATCACAGGGCGAGTAACCATGTCGGTCTTCCAACCGAGCTTCTCATCTGTGTGCATGTAGAGATTCTCGTAATTAATATGCTCGTGAAGCTCTAAGATAACAGCATGACCGTGATTGTTTCTCTCGACCGCAAGTAACGGCGGTCCTCCACTTGGCGCTTTGTACTCTTGACACATTTCGTTGAGCTTATGTGCGAACTCGAATGGCTTCCATTGCCCACGGATTTTAGCGACGATTTTAAGAGTCTTTACATCATAGAGCACACCAACAGAAAAATCACCGCCCACACCCTCAGCAGTGTCAGCGCCACAAGCATATAATTTCGTTTTCTCTGGTCGTTCATATATTTTTAGCCATCCTCTATCTTCTATCGGCGAATCAGCTTTATTGATTAGCTCTTTTATTTTTATGAGATCCATGACCGCTTGTCCGCTAGAAAGAAAACAAGTCTGATCGTCTTCTGGATACTCTTGCTCGAAGGTAACTATATGCCCTTCAGCGTTTAGTGATGATCTTAGCTCAGATTTCTTGAATCGTCTAAACATGATCTGCTGATGCGTAATATCGATGTTAAACAGCCGTTTTGCTTTTACTTTCAGCTCTAGCTCTTCGTCTGTGAGATCTATTTCTTTATCGCACGGTAGTTGATACTCATCGTGTAAGTACCAAGGAAAGAACAGGTTAACGAACGTGGTGTCTGGGTCGTTCCATTCATCATAAAAGAAATTGCCCATTCCGTTTGGCGTGGTCTCTTGTGTGATGATGCCTGTTTCGATAGGCACGGCCTGCATCGTAGAGCGCAAGCGTGAAGGATCTTTCATGAACGCTACTTCTGAAACGTGTAGCCATGAAATGGTGTCACCACGAGATTCTAAGTCACAATAGATACGAGAATTAATCTCAGGGAAAAACAATTCATACTTAGAGCCACCACCACGATCAAGTGTCGGTCTCATCTTCTCAGGCATGAACTCATATGCTCTAAGTACAATCCTAAAAAGCTTTTGAATAGCATCTTTCTCATGCGCGAGAATGACCGAGGTCACATTTGAATTAAACATCGTATAGTCTAATTGTTTGATGATCTCGTTCGTTGAGATACCGAACTGCCGGGCTTTCAATACTCTTTTTCTTCTTGCCGGATGATCGTTAATTAACTTCTGAATCTTATTCGGTGAGAATCTGACCTTATTGGATTTCTTATCAACTATGTAATAAAACTCTGCTAGCCTGCGGTCTCTCTCGGTCTCATATTCACTTAGACTCATTACTCTTTAGCTTTGCAATGTATTCCATATACTGCACATGGAATGACTTACTAGTGATATTA